CCTTCTTCATATTTAAATCCTCCCTTCTTAAACATCTTTCTAGCATTCCCACCTGTAATTTGAGCAGTTAAAGCTTCTATATCTGGGGGTGTAACATCAGTGATTAAAGTAGGCTTAGCTCTAGCAGCTATAATACTTTTTAAATCAGGTTGTTTTTGTGGTTTAAAATCTTCTAGCTTTATATCTGATAATTTATAACTATTACCGTTTATAAAATTATCGACTATATGAGAAGAAGAATCAGAAAATCCCCCTTCTTCATACTCTGCAGGTTCGTATACTACTTTATTATTTACAGATTCTCCTGTTTCAAATCCTCCTACTCCCATAGGCTCCCCATAACTCTGTACTAATCCTCCATTTGTATTAGTAGGCATAGTTATATTAAAATCTGGAGCAGACATAAGATCTTGAGGTGCTGCAGGAATAGGTACCTGCTCTTCTTGAATAGGCTGTTCCTGCCTTTCAGCATTTTGCTGTTCTGATTGTGCAATTAATTCTGTAAAGCTTCCTTTGTAACCTTGAGCGGAAGCCTCAGAAATTATTTTCATCTGCTCTTCAGGAGTCATACTTATTTAGGATTATTGTCCTTAGATTTAGCTATATCTTTTTTAATATTTTGATCTCTCTGCTTAAGTTGTTGATCTACTTCTTTACTTGCTCTGTTACCAGAGTTTGTATTACGCTTTTCATTTAACTCTTCCTCTTTAAGATTTAACTGACGTTCTTTTAACTCAAAATCTTTCATTGATTTCTGCATATCAAAAGCTTGAGACTGCATATTATCAGAATTATTTATATGTGCAATTTCTAACTGAACTTGACGATCTTTATCTCTGTTCATATTATCATTCTCAAGTTTAGCTTGCTCTGCTTGAAGCTGGGCTTGCTGCATTTGCTGTTGCATTTCTTGTTCTGATTGTTTTTGTTGTTGCTCTAATTCTTGCTGAGATTTTTCAGCTGATTTAATATTAGATTTAATTTTAGTAAAGTTATCTGTATCTATCATCTCTGCAACAGCTGATATTGGTAATCCATTCTGAACCATTGCTTGTGATAACTCTCTAATAGCTTGTAATTTATCTTGATCTTTACCTGCATTAGATACAAAGATTCCATACTCAGACTCCATATGCTCCATACTATCTAAATCTAAAAACTCTGCTGTACCATCAGGCATCATATACATAGATTTTTTACCAGTCAGCCATGCTTCTTTAGAATAATCTATCATAGCTTGTAAATCCCTTCGCTGTAATCTTGCAAATTTCTTGAATATATCTTCTGTAATATGTGAAGATTGTACAATAGCTTGTTGTGAAGATGCCTTCCCTTCATATTCTCCTACCTGCCCTTGTCTTTGTCTGTTAACTCCAGATAGTTTTTCCCACTCTTCCATAATAGAGTTTAGAAGTACTATGTATTGTTCTATTGTTTTAATAGACATATCCAGGACAGATTGATGTTGAGGTGATAATTGAATTCCTTCTTTATTATAATCAACCCAAGCTATACCAGTACCTTCTACATAGTACATAAACTTGTCCATATCCCATTTTTTAGGAATCATATTAATGTCAAACTGTGCTACAATATCTTTTGACCTTGCTATTGCAAGTTCTAGTCTGTATTTATAAATGTTATAATTCAACTGGTAAGGTATACCTAAAGATACTAGTGATATATTTTCTGTATTTCTATCTGAGTACCTCCTACCGTTAATAGGTAATTTACATGTTGAAGGATTATCTAAAGACACACGTTGATTTACGCATGGATGTATATTAATATACATTCTCCCATCTATTCTTGTTCCTTCCCATACTTCATTAACCCATTTCCAGTCTATACTAGCATTTGCTTCTGCTAACTCTGGGGAAATCTTATATCCTTCTTCTACTTCCATCTCTTCCATTGCCCCAGTTTCAGGATCCATATATTTTAAGAATCCAATTTTTTTCCTAGATTTCCAATATACTTGAGTAACTTCTAATAGTCTACTTCTAAATACATCTCTAGAAGCACTGTCAGATGATCCATACGTTAAGTATGCATCTATATCTTCGTGTCTTGGTTGTTCTAATGATAATACTTGCTCGTCTGATAAATCATTATGAAAATGATCAATGACAGTAGATGCATGTACATATTTTTTAACCATAGCCCAATCTCCATCTTCTACAAATTCTAAATCTGGATCTAAATCATAATCTACATTCAATGGATTTAATACTTCATAAAAAGGCTCTGCATTTCTAACACCTCTGTGAGTGTAACATTCACCAGTCACTAAGAAATCGAACCAAGCTTTTCTAAATTTATCCTCTAATTCTTGCTCCTGCATAATATAATTAAGAGCATACTGTCCTTTTATAGCTCTATTATCTACATATGAATCTTCAAATTGTTTAGCCACATGATCTGGCATTGCTGCCTTTTCATCACTTGGCATTCCCGTTTCTGCTCCTGCCTCATTCATAGCATTAATAAAATGCTGCTCCATACTTTTCATGACAGCTGCTGATTTAGCCTCTTCTTTAAGACTTATAGTGTCAGAATTTTGTACTGTAACAGTATAGTTGAGGGGCCTTTTAGACTGTTCTCCTAGAAGAAGATCAAGAATAGGCTTGATAATAGGATAATTACGCATTTTAGAGGGGAAATTCTTACGCGTCTTCCCATAAGGTTTGAGAACGTAGTCATAATCAGGCCCATCAATTATACCATTATAGTAATCATAAAGTCTTTTTAAGTAGTCTTTTCTTTGACTAATTCCGCCACCACTCTCGGATAGATCTATATAAGCTTTTACACAAGCCTCCTTCCATTGCTTGTTTTTCTTAGTTTTAGATAATTTTTGCTGTGGTATGTGATTTTCCCCTAAATACATTTTACAAATTTAATTAATTTTACCTTCGTTTTTACTACAAGGGTAAAGATTACCCTTATATTTATATATATAACACTAGTAGTGCTGTGAATCAAACCATTTATCTGCTGCCCTGTCTTCTAATACATCCTTTACTTCTGCATTATACAATTCTCTTGTGTGGTACATGCCAATCATAAATGCCATTACACGGTCAAAATTACCTTTGTGGTTGAATTTAATTAGCTCCATTAAGAATGCAGGATCATATATTTTATGTAAATTTAATGTCTGCCTACCGTGTTCATCAGTTCTCCTAACGGTATTTAGCCAATCTCTTATGTATATCTCACCTTGACGCTTTCTAGCCTCTGTCATATGCATACCATACTGACGCTTTACAGTTCTGCTTCTAAGTTCTTTTTTATCTAACATTTCAAACTCTTCTTGAAGTTTATGTAACTTCCTATATCTTTTTGCATATGCTATAACCTCTCCTCGATCATTCTCAAATCCTATCTTACATCCATAGTAATCAGCCAATAAGAACAGATTTCTATTATAATCATCTTGAGTTTTAGGTCTCCCAACATATGATGCTACAATTATATCATCAGGCTGAGATAAATTATTAGGTCTTTTTAATACATATGCTGCTCCTAACGATGAACTATCAGCGGATTGGTTTTGTCCATATGGATCATGACAAATTACATACATATTTATAGGTACTTGTTCTTTACTGTTTTTATAAGGAGCCTCATAAATTACTACTGCGCCTGTTGTATCATCATCTTTTCTATGTGGAAATTTAATAACTTGTTTTAAATCTCCGTCTATATTAAACTTAATTTCTCCTTTTGCGTTATGATATAGTCTACCTATAGTACCTACTGCTTGTAAATTCCTAGCTTTTATTGTATTGTATTGTTCTTGTAATGAAGCAATGTCAAATAAATTACCTGTTACTTGTAATGTAGCTTCTTGAGGTGAGAAAGGGTGCTCTGCAATGTATTGATCTAATGATTTGGCATCGGCGGCACCCTTTTTCTTTTCCCTCATTTCAGTTTCATAGATAGTAGCTTCAGATACTAAAGAGTTACCATCTTCATCTATAAATCCATCTAAATTTGTTTGTATTGGAATAAAATACCCACATCTTGTACCCATCGCTCCCTCATCCCATACATTTTCATAATCCATACAATCATATGCTGCTGGATTATAAAATATTTCTTCCATAGCCTCAAAGTCTGATCCTTCTGTACCACCGGTACCAAAAGCAACCATCATTCCTAATGTTTTAGCACCTTGCCTCATCGTAGGCATTGTTACCTCCCATGCCTTGAGTAGTCCAGGGAACGAACCAGCTTCTTCAAAGAAAACTAATTCTCCTGCCTTACCCCTTACTTTATCTGGGTTATCTTTTAATGATACCCCCATTATTTGGGATTTATTCCCCATTTCTATCTCTAACCCATTAACTTTCTTTTTATACCCAGACATTTTATGCATCTCCCTGTCTTTTAATCTAGGTTGAGACCATGCTGTATGATCATCTATAAATGCTAAAAAATCCCAAGCTTTAGAAAGAAGACCATCTCCAATTAAGAATTCTTTTGATGCTGCAAATACAAAGTTCTTTGAATTTTTAATAAAGAAATAATTACGAGCTAGCATAGATCCAGCTTTGTAAGAGTATCCCTTACGTCTTGCTTTTAGAACAATCATGTGTTTATTGCTTGCCCTAGCTTTATCTATTTCGTGAAAATATTCATAATCTCCATCATAAAATGCAGGGAATGTACGTTCACGTCTAGCTTGCATAGTGC